CGAATACCTCCGTAGTGGTGAGGCCCGCCTTGAACATCGCAGTGATAGAGTCTGCCGCGCCCGCTGCCGTTACGCCCAGTAGGCCCGTGTCCATGCCCACGGTAATGGCAGCGTCTCTCAGTTCGTCGAGGCTAAGACCCGTGTCCGCCGCGGCAATGCCCATGTCGATCACGGCGCCCTCGAACTCGGTCGCCGCGGCAATCATCGGCCCGAACGTCTTCTCCGCGACCATGCCGATGGCGCCAATGGCGGCGGCCACCGTCCCGCCAGCGATCGCCGCCGGCAGCAACTTGGCAGTTACGCCACTGCTAAACGACGATACCTTGCCGGCGATTTTGTCCAGCACGCCGCTGGCGTTGTCTTTGGCATTTATGACTATCTCTAAGGTATTTGCCACGTTACATCAGCCTCCGGCCAGTCCCGCCCTTGGCGTTCTTCTTAGTGTTGCGTTCCTGCTCTGCCGCGCGCTCATTCGCCACGGCAACGAACCGGTCCACCCATACCGCTGGCGCTTCCTCTTCCACCTGCCACGGCGTGACGCCCCACGCCTCCGCCGCGGCAAGTGTCGAGTACCAGGGTGGCGGGCCCTGTTCTTTCGTGGCCCCCGAGAGCGCCAGACTCAGCTGACGCTGTTCACCGGGGGGATCGTCTCCCCGCGCCCGAGTAGCGCCCCGAGCAGTAGGTCAAAGTCGTTGGCGGACGCCATCTCTAGCGCCTCGGCAACGGTCGAGCCGTCGTCGGTCTGCGCGTGCGCCGCGATCAGCACCTCGAACGCGTCGAACGCAGCGGCCATGGCACTAATGTCCGTGGCCTTCTGCGACTCCTGCAGCGCCGCATACGCGCGCAGGAGTTTCTGCCGCTCGCGGTACGATCCTCGCGCAGCCATGTCAATCGGCGTTACGATCAACTTTGTCATGGCAGCACCGACAGGTTGTTGGTGACTTTGGCCCTGATCCACGAGTCGGTCGACCACTTGGTGTTCACCGTGCCGTTCCAGGTCAACGAGACGGTCATATTCCCGTCGCGATCCCCGAATAGTTCCACGTTGTCTACCAGCGTGCCGGCGAAGTCGATCTGACAGAGTCTGGTCGCCGTAGTGGTGCCCTGCGTTGCCTTGAGCCGGATCTGTCGCTGCACCAACGCCGCCGTCGGCCCAATCAGTGCGTCAACGTAGGCTTTCGCCGTGGCGTTGAACTCCAACACCGTCACGAGCTGGCCTTCCCAGCGATTTTCCCCGTAGGCTGCCGGCGCAATCGCCCCGACGAACGTCTTCAGGTGCCGGCCAGGGTTGACGGTGAGTTCGGCGCTGATTAGCGTCGCCGCGACCGTTGTGGTTCCCATCGTACTCGTGGTCCATGAGTCGATGTAGACCGTCGTGTCCGATGCCTTGATCAGGTCCACGTCGCGGTCGGCACTGGTCCCGGCTGCCGCCGTGGTCACGGAATGGCCCAACAGGTCGACGCCCATCGTCCAAACCTGCCCCGACTCCACGCCGATAGTGAGGTTGTTCGGGATCGCCCCGTCCATCTCATAGCAGGCATCCGTGGTGCCAAAGTTCACGGTGTAGTGGCTCGGCTTGGTGCTGGCAGATAGCGGCGCGATATAGTTGTACGTGTACGTCGTGTTCGCTGCCGCGCTTGCCGTAGCCGGACCAAAGATGCCGTCCAGCCAGTAGCAGATGTCCTGGTAGGACGCCCGCTGTTCAATCGCGCCTTCCCCGTGAATCTCTGCCAGCGCGGCCACGGTGCCGGGCGCCAGCGTGCCCACCAGTTCCGGCGTATCCACCGTTGGCACGATACTCACCGTCGCCTCAGTGAGGCCCATCAACTTGACTGTCGGCGTCTTGGTCGACGCCCCCCACGTGCTCCGCTGCTCTCGCCCCAGATACACAACTCGCAATACACTAGCAGGCATGTTGCCCCCTTCTAGGCCGACTTCTCTACAACCGACACCCGATAGACGAATCCCCAGTAGGGGACTTGGCCCCACATCAACTCAAACCCACCTCCCGACACGCCCGAGTCTCGCAGCGCGGAGATCTGATCCACCGCGCCGCCCAGTGTGATATCTGCCAGGTACGCGCGCCCGAACAGCTCTAGCAGGGTGATGCACCCCTGGTAGCCGGCGTTCGGCCCGGCCACGTCCTGCGCCACGGCCTGGACGTATACGCGCACGATGTAAGTGCGCTCTTGCCGTTTGAGCCCGATGGCTTGCATCTGCCACTCGGCGTCCGCCGGCCAGACCAGCGCCGCCGGCAGCGTCACCTGGTCCACGTTGGACGGCACGACGACGGGCGCCGACTTGATGCCGCTGATAGCCGCGTGCACCGCTTGTAGTGCGGTTATCGTTGCTGATACGGTCATGCCGGCACCCCCTTGTACGTCGCTTCCAGGTAGTCTCGTGCGTCGCAGATCTCATCGGCGCGTAGCCATTCGGTGCTATGCGCGCAGTGGTACTCGCCCGGCTTGCCCTTGTACCAGCCGCCGGCGCCCTCTACCGTGAGACCCAGGGGCAGGTCGTACAGCGGCGCGCCCGGGTACAGCTGCAGCACCGACACGTCAATATCGTCTGGCCGCGTCTGCTTTAGGAACGCTTCCGTCTGCGCGATGGTGTGCGCCGACTCGCCCGGCAGGCCGACGATCAGGAACGCTTTCACGCGTATCCCGGCGTCGTGCGCCTGCTGGATGCACTGCGCTTGCTGCGCCACCGTCTCGCCCTTGTGAATGGCGTCTAGCACCGCCTGCGCGCCCGATTCCACGCCCAAGCCGATCTCTACGCAGCCGGCCCCCGCCATGTGCCTGAGCGTCCCGGCGTCTACCTGGTCCGCGCGCACAAAACAGCGCCACACCAGTTCCGTCTCGCGGAGGCCGTCGCACAACACCCGCAGCCGCCGTTTGTCGATGGCCAGCGAGTCGTCGTAAAAGTGGACGGCGCTGTACCTGTCCCTGAGCGCCCACATCTCGGCGATGACGTTCCCGGCCGAACGCGCGGTGTACCTGTGCCGCCACACGCCGCCTGAGCAGAACGTGCACCCATGTGGGCAGCCGCGAGACGTGATGGCCGTCGCTGCCTCGTGGTCTACGCCGCGCCTGTCGCGCAGTGAGTAGTGATAGCGCCCCGCCTGGCTGCGGTCCGGAAATGGCAGCGCGTCCAGATCCCTGATCCGGTCGGCGTTGACGATAGCCACGGATGGCAGTGGCCCCGCGAGTAGGTCGGGCAGCACCCGCTCGCCTTCACCCCGTACTACGGTGACGTCGCCCATGTTCAGCACGTCCACGGGATCCGCCGATGCGTGCGGCCCGCCCACGATGACCGGCGCGCTTCCTGCGGCGCGTATAACGTGCGCCATGTAATCACGCTGTGGCGTCGTGCCGGTGACGCACCACACGTCGCAGTCGTCGGGCAGCACGTCGCCGAGGCCCAGGTCGCAGTAGACCGCCTCGTGGCCGGCGCACTTGAGCGCCGCGCCCAAGTACCACAGGCCGAGCGGCCCGTGCACGGCCTGGTCGAGCAGGAAGGGAGATTCCGGTTGAATCAGTGCGACTCTCATCCCGGATTCACCCCGTTCTCTATGAGCCACTTGCGATAGTCCTGGCCGTCAATCAACTTGTCCCCCACGTGTGGCGATGTCGTGGTCGTATCGCACCAGAGCGCGATCCCGGCGTTGTGGCAGAGTTTGCTGAACCACATATCCGTGCCTGGCCAGCCGGTTAGGTCTTCATAGGCATAGGCGAACCAGGGTTTGGGCAACTGCTCGAATACCGGTTTGGCGATCATGATGCTACCGCTCCCCAACGCATCCACCTCCACCGCGCCAGGGTGCCAACTTGCCATGCGCCTATAGGAGCCGTCGCCCGGATCCACGAACGCGCACGGGTCGTACGGTTTCCCCCGCCGAAAGTTCAACCCGCCGATCACCTGTATCTGCTCGGGATAGGCCCGGAACCAGCGCGCCAGTCGCGGCACGATGTCCACCGGGTGCACATGATCCGAGTCCAGCATGAGCAGGTGCGTGAACTCACTGTCTACCAGGAACTGTGCAAACGTGCACCGGGCAATGTCATTCCTGGTATATTCCAGCTTGGCGAACGGCCAACCCTGCGCCGCAATGCTCACGAACCCGAAGAACGGCAACTGCCCGATGGTCCGTTCCATCGGTACGCCGCACAGTACGCGAATGGTCGGGTCCTGTGGCGTCACAATCAAGCCGTTGGTAGGCTCGGGCAGCACGCGCCGCTGTACCTCCGCCTCTTGCCAGTCGCCGCGATCTAGCGGCTCAGTCGTTAGCCGAATCCCCTCCGCGACAGTCACTAGCGCAACCTCCCCCGCTATCAGATCCGCAGCCAGCCGTTTCTAACCAGTAGGTCCGTCAACCCCATTGCCAGCAGGTCCGTTTCGTCTTCGGCGTCCTCCAGAATCTTGATGTGCAACTCTGCCGCAAGTGCATGGATTATTTCGTGCATCAGTGTGTACCAGAGGTCGTGCACTGGCCTCCCGTTACGATAGATGCGGATAGTCCGCGTCCACGGGTCTATCTGCCCCCACAGACTCTTGCGCTTGTACACGTCCACGTCTGCCGGGTTATCGCAGTAGATCACCCGGTACTCAATCCCGAGCACGTTTACCGCCTCGGGTACTGCTAGCGGTTCTCCCTCCAACTTGCGTTCCCTCCTAGCGCAACCGTCTGAATGGTTCCAATAACTCTCGCACGTCCTTGGGCATTCCTTGCGGAATGGTCATGGCGCCCGCATCGGGCCACATCGTTACGTCAAATGTCGACACGTCCTTCTGCGCGTACATGTAGGCCGCCAAGCGGATCGTCGCCTGTTGCACCGCGACGGGCGCCTTGGTGCTGTACCCCCACCTTCCGAGTACCTTGATCGCGTCCTCTGGCGCCGCGGTATACGTCCAGTTATCGTCTGCCAACGCCGTGAGACGAATGCTGCGGTATGGCGTCGCGTTGCGCGGCTCGGTGACGTAGTGCGTCGTGGCCACCGCCGTGCCGTCACCGTTGGTGATCGTGGTGATAGACGCCAGGTCGGCATCCAGGTAGAGCGTGCGCCTGTCGTCCGACGTGTCGCGCAGAGCATCGTAGTACCGCGTTGCCGCCGTGGTGGGCGCCACAATCGTGCGGTCGACGTACGATTCCACCTGTCCCTGCGCGCGCTCCAGGAGGTCGCCGATCAGCACGTCGTCGGCGGTGCTCGTGATGCCCCGGTAGTTCTTGAACTGCATAATCGAGACGTACACGGTTCCCTCCTAGCAGGCTCGCCGCACCTGGAAATAACTGTGCTCAGACGCGATCAGCGTGCCGGTGCCGGTCCAGGTCGTGCACCAGAATCCCGCCTCGTCTGGGTCCAAGTCGATGTAGTAGTCACCCGTATCCGCCTTGACGACGGTGGCCCCCGAGCCGTAGACGTAGGTGTCCGAGTCCGTCGGCCCCTTGACGATGACCGTTACCGCTGTCGGGTCTGTGCTGGTGCCCTTGACGGTTGCGAACGTCACGCTGCAGCGCACGCGGTCACCAATGTCGTATGTGTTTGCCATCTATGCGTCTCCTATCAGCGTCACCGCGAATAGCGCTGCGTCTGTAACTCCCGCGCGCACGAGAGCCGCGTCCGATACCGCCGCCGTGTAGGCCAGTGCGTCCGAGAGCGTGGCCCGCCCCGCCTGAATCTTGGCGTCTGTAGCGGCGATCTCCGCCATCGGCGCCGTAATCTCTACCGTTCCGGTGATCGCCGGCGGCGTGTTGACACCCGTGGCGGCAATCTGCGCCGGCTGCCCGGTTATCCCTACTGTGCCCGTAATGGCCGGCGGAGTGACGGTTCCCGTGGCCTCTATCTGCGCCGGCTGCGCTGTCAACGACGCCGTGCCGTAGTTGGCGCTGCCGACGGTGCCCGTGGCGGCGATCTGCGCCGGTTGCCCCTCTATCGCCACCGTACCGGTCAGGTCTAGGATGTTCGTCCCGGCCGCCGCGATCTGCGCCAGCTGCCCCTCGAGGGCCACGGTGCCCGTGATAGCCGGAGGGGTGTTGACGCCGGATGCGGCGATCTGCGCCAGCTGCCCCTCGAGGGCCACGGTGCCCGTGATAGCCGGAGGGGTGTTGACGCCGGATGCGGCGATTGCCGCCGGCTGCCCCTCGAGGGTCACGGTTCCCGTGATAGCAGGCGGCATATTCACGCCAGCCGCTGCGATCTGGGCGGGTTGCCCTGCCAGTGCTACGGTCCCGGTGATGCCCGGAACGCCGACTGCGCCAGTCGCTGCTATCTCTGCCGGTTGCCCAATGAGTGCCACAGTGCCGGTAATCGCCGGTGGCGTATTCGTGCCCGTGGCCACTATCGCGGCAGGTTGTCCGGCAATCGCCACGGTGCCAGTTACGGCCGGCGGTGTGTTCGTCCCGGTTGCCGCAATCGCTGCCGGTTGCGCGGCCAGTGCGACCGTGCCGGTGATGCCCGACGCCGTCCAATCCACAACCAGTCGGGGCCGCTCGCCCGCGGTCGTGCTGTCGGACGAATCAAACCCGTACTCCGAGCGTGTCCCCGCCGGCTGGAACATGACCATGCCGTAGTTGGCGGCCAACATGCTCGCGAACTCGGTCGTATTCAGCGCAATCGTGTGCTCGGTGCCGACCGCCTCGTTGGCCTCAATCGCCTCAGAGCCAATCGCCGTTGCCGCGTAGTCAGTGCCGGACGTAGCGCAGCCCGCCGAGCCGGCCCATGCCGTCGTGCCGACCTTGTAGTTCCAGACGGCGCCGGCCTCTGTCCAGCCGCTGTTGCCGGACAGAATCCTGTGTACCTTGAGCGTGAACCCGTCCCACTCGTAGGCGGCGGCCACGAACAGATGCAGCGCCGCGGAGTTGATGGTGCTGCCGGCGGTGATAGTGCTCAGATCGAACTGGAGCACGGGCCGCTTCTGGTAGTCCGCGATGTTGTCTACCGGCAGCGTGACGAAAGCGGCCTTGCTGTTCGTTGGCTCTCCCTGGAATAACCAGGTGTCCATGCCCGCCGTCGCGTCCGGCGTTACGTCCAGCGTCGGGTCGAGCGCCACCGGATAGACGGCGCTGTCCAGCCACGTTTTCGGGAAGCGCACGGTGACGTAGCGCGTGGCCCCCTGCCGTCGCAGTTGCAGAATGCCTGGCGTCGTGTGGCCTGCCGCGTCCGTCGCTACCGGCGCCGCGAACCGCCACGCGACCCGCCCTGCCGCCGTGCGAAACTCTATCGCCTGCGCCGTGTTGGTCTGGGTCGTGCGATTCCAGGCTACGCCGTCGCAGTACAGCGTGACGCCGGCGGAGGCCTTCAGGATGAATTCGAGCTCGAGATACGGATTCGCAACCGTCGGTGCTGGCAGGTTGGCCGCCGCGTCGATGACAAGCTCTTTGAGCAGGCGCGTCGGGTGCGCGGTGTAGCGATAGTGCCTGCCCGTGCCGTAGCCGTTCGCCCAGTAGAGCGATGCGTCGTCGGCAACTGCCGTCACCGCCTGCGGCTGCGTGATCTGCTGCCGCGAGTTGGTGGCGTTATCGACCCAGTTGAGCCCCAGCGGTTGCAGCGTGACCGACTCGCCACTGGTCGGATCGAGCCACTGCACCGTGTCGCCGGCGTTCAGGACGGACCGTGCGTGCAGCTGGAAATCGGCGGCCAGCATCTTCCACTGCCAGGCGCCGGTGTCGGCCTGCCAGGTGGTGTCGATCTCCTGATCCGAGGCAGCGCCGTAGTGCAGCGGCTCCAGGGTACTCACCCACCGCCGCCTACCGCCGCCTAGGTCGAACTCCAGGAATCGCCGTCCCCGTCGGGAGACGGCGAGCCCCGGATTCGCCGCTCGAATCAGTGCCGCGCTATTCGCCACGGATTAGGCCGTCCGTGGGATGGTGATCGTCAGCGCACTCAGAGCCACGTTCGCGCCTGCCGCAACCGTTACTGAACTCAAGGCCATGTTGAAGTCAGCCGCGGTCTTGCCCACGTTGCCGTCGAACATCGCGGTATTCCCGGCCGCCATGAGAATGCGAAACCACGACGCCGTGCCGGCGGTGTCTGCCGCGCTGTCCGCTGTGATAGCCGCCGCGGTGATCACGCCGGCGCTAGAGGCCGCGAACGCCGCCGCGTTCAGCGTCAGCGTCGCGAGCAGCTTGTGCGTGGCCCAAGCCGCGCTGTTCACGCTGTTCGGCTGTCTGCCGGTGTAGATTTTGAGCAGGCCGCTATTGCACTTGGCGGCTGCGCCGTCAGCCGCCGCATTTGCGGCGTAGTACGAAAATCGAGGAACTTTTGCCATCTGTTACTCCCTATCAGATAAGCCGCGCTACAATGCCCACGACGCCCTGCGTGCCCTGCGCGAATGCCGTGCCACGCGCCGTCGTGCCGATCAAGCGGATGTATTGGCAGCCCCAGAACACTGCCGGGTCCACGCGCACGGCCACGCTCTTCTTCACGGCCACGGTGTAGGCCGTGCCAGCCGACCACAACTCGTAGTAGTTGGTACCGTCGTCACTCACGTCGATGTGCACAATCGTCGACGTGGTCTCCCAGCCGGTCGGCATCAACAGGCGAATCGGCGAGCGCCCCTCGAGGTCCACAGCCGCGCTCTGCGTGCCCGTTGCGACGTAGGCGGAGTCGTACACCTTGAGAAACTGCGCGTCTGCCGCCTGATGTACTGTCTTGAAGTCTGTCATACTGCGCTCCTTGGCGTAGGTGGGGCCGGCGGCCAACCCCACCCCCAGCCGCTATCAGTAACGCGCTATCAGTCCGAATCCGTCTCGATCTCGGCTACCGTAGCCAGGTCGTAGTCCGAGGCGGGACCATACCGGGCGGTATCGCCCAGCACAATCACGTTCGCAATGGCCTTCAGGGTGCCGTTGATCACGCGCGCCCTGAAGAACCGCCCAGTACCAGGCCGCGCCGTTTTCTTCCCCAGCTGCTCCGAGCGAATCTCGGCGATGCACTGGTACGCCCGCGTGGTGGTCGTGAGCTGCAACCCGGTCATCGTGATGATGGCCGTCGAGGCGCACTTGCCGGTGTTGGTCGCATCAAAAATCTTGAGGACCAGACCGCCGTTCGTGGTCGCAACCGTCGAAGAAACTTTGCCCTGCAGAATGATCATGGCCCGGCGAAAGACATCCATATCGATGGTTGCCGTCTGCTTGGAGCTGGCGGCAAACCCATACGAACTGGACACGTACCCGACGAGAGCCAGTTTCTCGGTAAGTGCTTCAACCATTATCTATATGCCTCCTATCCCTACGCGCCCTTGAGGGTAACGAACGGGCTCATGGTCGTGCTGCCGTCTGCCAGGGTGAAGTAGGTCCTCACCCACGGCTGACCATCCACGTACTCGCAGAATCGCCAAGTCCCCTGATTGGTGATGAACTTGTAGTGCTCAGAAAAGTCGATCTGGATGCCCGCTCGCGCGCCAACCAGGTAGTAGCTAAAGTCCGCGAGCAGCACGCCGCCCAGAGTCGCGGCAGAGGTCGACGGCGGCGCAACCGGGATGCGATCCGTGATGATGACCTCTTTCCCAAACAGCCGCATCGGCAGGCCGTCGCGCGCGTTGGGCTGCCAGATCACACCCGACGCCGTTCCGTCGGTCATTTCCATGAGGTGCTGCAACAGGCCCGGATGCACCAGCCAGACGCCGCCCTGTGGCGTGCGAGGCCGGAACATGGCATACATAGACGTCACATCCGAGTAAACGAGCGTGTGCGAGGCCGCCACTTCGGCCAACAGCGCGCCCGACTGGAACACGCCAAGAGGCTGTGCCCCACCAGTGCCCTGCAGAAACGCCCAGTCCTCGTGAAACGCAATCGCCTCACCGAACAGCCTCGTCAAGAGTGCGGCCAGCGTGGGCCCGGCGTCTTGGCGGAGCATATTGCTGGCCACCGTGTAGCCGCTCAGCTCGTGGTAAACGAGCTTGAGCGTATCGAAGGTCGGCTCGGTCTCGGTCTTGGTGCCAGCCTCTTCCGTCCAGGTGGCCACAACGCCGCCCAGGTTATGCGCCTGGCCCGCCGTAGTGCCGTCGTAGGACAGAATCGGCATAGAGAACTCGCGGCCCGTCATCGGGATGATGGTCGCCCGCGGTCGCACGATGGCCGACTCGCTCGCCACGCTCAGGATCTGCTGCGAGAACTCGGGCGGCACCAGGTATCCGCCGACTGAACCCGACTCCTCGCTCAGCGCGGCCTTGTAGCTCTTGTAGACGCTATTCAGGCGCTTGCTGTCCTGCCGCATAACGGCGATGCACCAGTCGCCAAAGTCTTTGGTCTCCGGGCGGTCCCTGCCTTCCGGCGCCACGTTGAAGGCCTTTTCGACGGCCGGCTGCTCGCGCAGCTTGGCGATTGCCTTGGTGACCGCCATTTCTACCATTGCGTCCATATCCACAGCCGGTGCCGTGGCCTTTACTTCCTCTTCCATCTTGGGTTCCTCTCTATCAGTAACAGCAACTATCGTTGTCTCCGCCTTGACCGCGCTCTCCGTCGCGCTCGCCGCAAGCTCCTCGCCTGCCTCTGGCAGTAGCGCCTTGACGCACAACTCAGTCTCAGCCAGTGACCGCAACTCGTGTACGCCCAACGTCCGCGGCTCTGCCGGCGTCGGCGTCAGTGAAAACTCGGCAATCGGCCAGACGGTGATGGTTTTGCCCGACCGCGCCGTGAGATGGCCCACCGCGCCCGACGACCAGCCGAGCTTGCCCTTCTCTGCCAGCTCGCGGATCGCCTCCGCGTATTCGTCGGCCAGCGCGATCTGCGTCTCTACCCACAGGCCGGCCTCCTGCGCCTCTACGCGCGCGCGCCCGAGCGTGTGAGATTTGAGCCGCTTGTCCTGGCCGTGCTGGTAGAGCACCGGCGGGGTGCTGGACAGCCTGTCCAGCCAGAAGTCCGTCTGCGCCGTGAACGTCTCGCCCTCGAGGTCCGCACCGCCGTAGACCACGCCATAGCCGCCCAGCGTGTAGCCGGTATCGCTTGCTCCAATGACCTTGATCGCCGTATCCATACTCGCCTCCGTTACAATAAAAATGACCCGGTCCAGTTAGCCGACCTGAGCCAGCCAACAGTCCGGGCCAAACGCCCCCAAGGGCGCCCAACCGTATGTAGTTATGTCACGTGTCTATCGCGTGCCGTACCTCCGCTCTATCCACCGCACGATCATCAAGAGCGCGTCGCGCAGCACCATCAGAAAGTCGTGCATCTCCTCATTCGCCATGTAGTCTGTCCACCGCCGCCCATATCGGGTGGCGCTCGCGGTGGGTGCCACGCTCCATACAGCGATAGCCCCAGACGTATAGGCCCGCCCGATAGAACGCCCCCGCCAAGGTGCGCCAGCACCGCGCGCGCCACCCCGGGTTGTCTGCCTGTATCGTCTCCGGTATCAGATAGCCACCCGGGCCAGGCTGCGCTTTGCACGCCCGCTCCATGATGGCCATAAAGTCACTCATTCTCCCCCCCGTTTCACGTACTCCCCGCACCATACCGACAGGTTCGTGCCGTCAATGCTGGTGCCCGCCATGCGCTCGCACCCGTCCAGCCACGATTCCACCAGCGGCACCGGCAGCAACCGATTGGCGTTGAACTGCGTTACCGGCGCGTCCGCCGTCGGCCACGACAGCAGTAGCCGCCCGCCGGGCCGCACCACGCGCTGCAGCTCGCGTACCGCACGCTCTGAGCCGTGCGCGTCCAGTGGATCGCCGTACCGCCCGAGGCCGATGTGCTCGATGACGCTCAGACTGCTGGCCATCGGCACGCTGCCGTCCGGGAGTGGCAGTGCCGTGATGTTTCCCGGCACGTAGAGCAGGTTCGGCGTACTCACCGGAAACGGGCGAATATCCACGCACACCACCGGCACGTATTGCGATAGTAGGCCCACCAGAAGCACCGTGCTCCCTACGTCTAGGAGCCAATCGGGATGCGCCGCCGTCACACGCGAGAATGCCCAGTAGTCCTGGTAGAAGTAGAACTGGTCGAACACGTACTGCCGGTCGTCGTAGCAATGATGCGGCGTCACCACCTCGCCCGGCAGTGCCAGCGCCTGGTAAGCGAGCAGTTGGTCAACACCCCAAGTGTCACTCACGCGGCGCCCCGTCCTCTGTCGGCTCTAGCCCCAGCTCACGCTCGAAGTCGGCGATGGCTGCCAGCATCACCCGGTCCGTGTATTCGCGCCAGAACGGTTCCGCCGCCGCCTCAAGCGCCGTGAGTGCGCGCCACAGTTCGGTGTCAAACGCGCTCATGCTCACCCCCACGTCAGCCCCATCGCCGTGAACGCCGCCTCGAACCGCCGCCGCCACGTGTGGTCGCGCCGCGCACGAATAGCGGCGTTGTGGCGCACCGCCTCTGTTATGCCGGGATGCGCCTGGTAGTGACGGATGCACCCCACCAAATCCGGCGCCTCATGCCACGTAGAAATCTCGTTATTGTTGTAGTGCGCCCATAGTTCCGGGTTGTCCTGTACCAGGTAGAACGCGCCGGCCATTGGCGCCTCAAAGTCGCGCCCCTTCAGGCTCAGCAATGCCGGGTCGCCCGTCTCGCCAATACCGAGCGTTATCTGTGCCCTGTTCATCAGGTTCACCATCTCTGCCGTACTCACGGGTCCACGCGGCCAGCCCTGCCCGTAACACGTTACGTCGATACCCGCCTCTGCCAACTGCCCGATAATCTCCGCGCGCCTGCCGTAGTTCTTGCCCACGAACAGCACCGGGATATCGCGCTCGCATTCTCGCGGCACGAACACGTCCGGGTTAGCGCCTGGCGGCAGGTATATCGCGCGCGCGCCAATGGACTCATACCACGCCACCGCCGTCGGATCGTTCGTCCAGCACAGGTCGAACGCGCTCGCAACGTCGATCATCCCGGCAAAGCCCGTCGGCTCAAGGGCCGAATAGCGATGCGTTTTATCGTCAAGGCACATCGTCAACGTCGGCACGCCGAGCATCCGCAACCATTCGATGCAGCCCCGAAACACCAGGCGCCCGCACAGGTAGCCATAGAACACGTCCAGCGGTGCCTCCCGATGCGCCGCCAACACCCGGGCGAGCATCTCGCCGTTCATGGCCTGCTTGCCGCCAAAGTGCCAGCCGGCGTCGTACTGGTCGTACCGCCTCTCGCCCTTGTGCCAGTCGTAATGCACGTGCTCGCCAAACGAGTCCAGGGCCGGCCCTAGGTTGTGGTCCTCCCAGTTGAAGTGCTGGTAGGCACTGAAGATTCTCACTGGTCCCTTACCTGCTCTGCGATCCACGGATACGTCTGCGCGATACCGTCTCGCAGCGTCACCTCAGGCCGCCACCCCAGTGCTTCGATGCGCGCCGTGCTGAAGTTGCGGCTCTGTACCCCCACAGGCCCCGGTACGTGCTTGATGCGCACGCGCTTCCCAGCCACATCCGCCACCACGCGCACGAGGTCGTCTACCGAGACGTATTCCTGCGAGCCGATATTGCACGGGCGCTGTTCGTCCGAGCGCATGAGCGCGACGATACCATCCACCAAGTCTGACACGTAGGTGTAGTTGCGTACCGCCGTGCCGTCCCCCCACACCTCAATCTCGCCGCCGTCCTGCGCTTCGGCCACCTTGCGGCACATCGCCGCCGGTGCTTTCTCACGGCCACCCGTCCAAGTACCGAACGGCCCGTAGGTGTTCTGAAAGCGCGCGATCCTCACCTGCATCCCGTACTTGCGCCCGTAGGCCAGAGCCATTCTCTCCGCGTACAGCTTCTCCCAGCCGTACTCGTTGTCGGGCTGCGCCGGGTACGCGTCATCCTCTGTCAGCGCCGCCTCGCCGACGGCCATGTCGCGGTACACGCAGACGGAGGAGGAGAAGAAGTAGCGTAGTACGCCATGGCGGACCGTCTCGCTGATCATATTCAGGTTGATTTCCGCGTTGTTGGCCATGATCTCGCACTCGGCGGTGCTAATAAACCCCATCCCCCCCATATCCGCCGCGAGTTGGTATACCTCATCAACGGGCTGTCCGCCGAAGGACTCGACCGCCTCCTCAAAGTATCTCAGATCATAGAGCTCGTACGAGTCCGCTACGGTCTCGCGAAACTCGGGCATCTTTACGTCGACCCCTCGCACCCAGTACCCGTCCGCCTTCAGTCGCTCTACCAGGTGCCCGCCGATGAATCCCCCCGCGCCGCACACGAGCGCACGCTTCACAGCCCCGCCTCCTGCAACATCTGCGCCGCCCGGTGCGCGTAGGTGTGATGGGCGATGACCTCGACACGGCCAGATGCGCCTATCTCTGCTGCGCGATCCGGGTGATCCAGTAGTGTGTCAATAACGACGTCCGGCCTACCACCCGGAAGCACCGTCGCCAGATGCACGCCCGGCTCAAAGCAACGCCACAATCCCTCCACCGCGTCCGTCACCAGCGGCCTGCCGCTGCACATCGCCTCGAACACGCGCATGTTGAGGTCGCCCATCACGGACTTGTTGAACGCCACCTTGGCGCTTGCGTACACGTCGGCCATGTCCTGGAAGTACACGCCGCTCTGGAAGTTACACTTGTACCGCTTGGCCAGCGCCGCGAGCGTCTGCCGCCTGTCCTCGTACAGCGGCGACCCCGGGTAGGTGTTGCCCACAAACGCCACGTCGTACTCGGGCGGCTCCGTGCGCGTTGGCGTGTGCAGCCCCGGGTCGCAGGCCATCGGCAGCCAATGCGCACGAGGCCCGTACTCCCCGACGTAGCGGATATCACTCACGAACACGTGGTCGTACCGCTTGGCGTCCTCTACGTGCCAGCCCCGCTGCGTGTGCGAGTCGATGTAGAGCGCACAGGTCCGCACGTTGGGCGGAACTAGTAACGGGTGTATCCCGCCGCCAGCCTCTATCCAGACGAACAGATCCAGCTGCAAGTCGCTCGCAACCCACGATGATTCGTCTGGCGCGCACCTGGTCACCTCGTGCCCCATCGCCCGGAACGCGCGCTCGTAGTACACCGCCGTCGTGTACGGCTTGTAGGCGTAGGACAGCAGGATTCTCATGCCGGCCTCAGCATCACGTCGATAAAGCGGCCGTCTCGCTCGCGTGCGTACAGCACCCGCCACGGTAGGATGCCGTAGCTCTTGCCGTACTCCGCCCAGCGCGCATGCTCGCCGTTGAAGTAGTCGAACGTCTGCGGCGTGAACTGTCGCACGTGCGTCGGGTCCGAGAACGCCGCGTCAATGCTCTTGGCCACGTTCGGCACCGTAATGTGAAGACGGCCTGTGCGTTTCAGCGATCGCAGGCATCCGTTCATGAGTGGCAGAAAGTTGTGAATGTGCTCGAACAGGTTGTCCGCAACGAACACGTCCACCGTGCCGTCTAGCGCAATGCCCGCCTCAAGGTCGTACTCCTCCACGCCGGGTGCAGCGCACTTGTCGATGCCGACCATCCCCCGTCGCACCTTGGCGCCGCAGCCCAAGTCGAACATGATGCGCTTCTCAGGCACCCCCGCCATGATCCTGGCCGCGCACTCGGCAAACGTCGGCACCGGCTCGCCGCGCGTCGCCAGAATGTCGTAGTGCCTCGGGTTGTGCATGCCCCAATGCTCCATGTCGGGATGCACGTCATTCAGCAGTTCAACCGACTGCGCATAGAGGCTATTCAGTTGGTCGTGTGGAAACTCCAGTCCTTTCCACACCGTCTCTTTGGGCAGGCTCTCCCAGCCCTCGCCCCACACGGCCAGTCCGGTGTAGTCGCCGTTCAGGTCGGCGATGCAGTCTCGCAGCGCCCCGCCGCTTCTACCCTGGCGATTGTTGCCCACGAATACACGCCCCAGCGCCTTGGGCAGGTCTAGCGCCACAAAGTCCGACGCCCCGGGCATCCACCCGCAATCGATGCCGCGCTTGCGGAGGTACACCGCGAACTTATCGCTCTCGCTGTACACCGCGTCGTACTGCGCGCACTCGTTGGCCGTCACCCTGTCGGGATGGCCGATCACCCACAAGACGTTGTAGGTGTGCACCGGCAGGTTTTCGATACCGCTGCCGTGGCAGTTGATCAGCACGTCGCACTCACCCGGATCAGCCGATACCGTATGGCCCTGAGCTACAAGTGCCTTCGACAGCGAGTCCTTGAACCAGTAGTCCCCCCAACGCAGCCGGCGCTTTTCGTCCTTCTCTGCGTCACTCGCCGCAACGATGTAAATGTTCAACTCTCCCCCCTCAGTCTCGCGTTTGCTCGCTCCATGCCCTGCAGTAGTTCCCCACGCTCTCCCAGCCAACCAGCCAACGCCTGTACGTCCTTCGGAAAACATGCGCCGGCGTAGCCGCGCTTGCCGTCCTGGTGCACGTTCCAGTACGTCGAAACCAGCGAACGCCCGACGTACCCAAGTAGCGGCACCACCTGCCGCACACCCTCGAACTGCGCCCCCGACCGCGCGCATGCATCATAGAGCAGGTTGGCGAAAATAACTTCCATCGCCCCGTGCGTATTGTGCGCGTACTTGATCACCTCCGCCGTACTCAGGTCAACGAACTGCGTCAGTCGCTCGCCGACGGGCAGCCGCCACTCCCACGTCTCTACCCAGGGCTGCGAGTCTGCACACCCCACCACCTGCGTGTGCGGATGGGCGAAATCCGCCGCCGCGGTGCGCGCACTGAGGAACTCCGGCCAGTGATACACCGTCCACTCGGGATGTATCGCCTGTAGCCACGCGCAGGTACCCGGTAGCACCGTAGACCGGATCACGACGTTCCGCGCGCGCGTGCGCCTGAGCACGTCGCACAGCGGCCCCTGATCCTGCTCGCCGTCTACCGTGAGAGTAGGCACGCAGACGAACGCCCAGTCGCAATCGTCGGCGCACGGCGTCTCGCTCTCCAGCGAGACGCCGCCCATGTCTAGGCCCTCTAGCCCTAGCAGGTACTCGTACAGCACCCGGCCCACCGTGCCGGTGTGCCCGTAGACCGTTACGCGCAATGCCCCTCCCCTACCACTCGCTATGTCGATCTTCCCATCGCGCCTGTAGCGCGTCCAATATCTTCTCTCGCCCCGTCTCCCACGCGTAGGTCGCTGCCAACTCGTCAAAGTGCCTCGCCTGTGTGCCCGGATGCCAAACCTCTTGCCGAAGCACCGTCGGCCCGCCACTGAACCCCGGTCCCGACTGCAGCACGCCCGGCGTCGTCTTGGCCGTGAACCGGCCGGGAAACGCGAGACTCCTGCCGTTCTTGGCGCGAATCGCGTGCGGTCGCGTCCCCTCATTGACATACATGAACGGTTTGTCGTCGGTCACTACGCGCACGTCAGCACTGGAACCGAGACTGGCGCCCCTCGCAGTGATGCGGAAGTCGGGCTGATGATTCCACGTCTCGGTGGCTTTCCCCAGCGCGTCCTTCACTTCCCCTGCTACTCGTTCTCCCCACGTCCCCGTCTGCGCCGCCCATTCGGCAACCGCCATGACCCTGCGTAGCACCCGGTCGTAGGATACCCTGTCTACGTGGATGCTGATGAGCATCCCGCCGGCGTTCGGGCCGCGCGTAGGAAACGTGACTATCGACCCAGTACCGGCCATCTATGCCTCCACGTGCAGCGGGTTATCACTGGCCGCGCGTGTGTCGCACGTGCCACAAGGCTTCTCGCCCCCTAGCGTCCAGTAGCAATCCCAGCCGCCCCGTTCTGAATCCTGAATATCCCAGTGGCACCGGCAGTTGGCCTTGCAGTCAGAAGACCCGTCCCCGGGATAGTACGGCAGCGTCGGCAATCCCCGCGCATAGGCGTTCGCTCGCTCATAGGAGGCCGTCGCCGAGTTGTGATACAGTTCCGACCGCGCTGCGATCTGCGCCTCGCTTAGTTTGCCGCTGGCAATATCGTCCGTGAACCCGTCCAAGTACTTGTACTGTTCCTTGACCTCCGCCCCAATGCGGCCCCAGTCCGTCGGCGTCATGCTGCCGCGCCCACCATGCCCTAGCACGTACTGGTCGATGTAGGAATTCTTGGTACTCGTGCGCATAGCCGTCTGCCAGTCCGTCAGCGTCATCTGCCCCGACGATACCTGGCTCGCCCACACGCGCGCCTGTGCGACCTTGGCGTCGGTGTAGGCATCGCGCAGGGCCAACATCTGCGTCTGGCCGATAAACTGGCCGGTCGCCGGGTTGCGATAGCGGTGTGCTGAGGCCGACCATACCCACGGGCCAGGCACTAGGCCTCCTCAGTCCGCGCGTCCAGTAGGCCGCGATACTGTTCCGGCATGAGCCTGTCCCACTCGGCAAACGCCGCCTTGATGTCCTCCTCGGTTATGACAACCTCACCGTTGTACGGCTCCAGTCCCGTCCCTATCGGGTCCACGGCGACGGTACGAAAAGGGAGTAGGAACGCGCCCTTTACCTCCTCCTCACTCGCCGCCGCGCCCAGTCGTTCGCGGATCACCGCCTGCTCGTCTGCCGTCAGCACGTCGGTGTCGAAATCCACGTCGGGCGGCTTGCCTGCGCCTAGCGCGCGCAGGCTCTTGCGCTGCCAGCGGTGCAGTTCGTCCTTGCGCGCAGCAGGCGGCCCTTCCTCGCCCGGCATAGGTTTGCGTGCCGAGACCAAGGCCAGCTGATTCTCTTGACTCTCCGCCTTTTCCTGTTCCATACGCGCGCGCAACTGGTCATATGTCATCTGATTGGGCAGGTCGATGCCCAACATCTCCATGGCCAAATCCAGCGGCACCCCGGCCCCGACGTACTGCGCCAGCGCCTGGCCGCGCTCTGCTTCGTCGGCCTGGAAGATGTCCAGGCTCTGCCAGTCGATCACGCAGCGAATCCCAAGCGGCTCGAATATCTGCGTGTTGAGCGCTGCCTGAATGATCACGGCCTCTGGCACGACGGTCTCCGAGTAGAACGCCTGGTGGTGCTCGGTGGCCGTCGCAAAGTTTGCCGCATCCTCCAACATCGTCTGCGGCACACCGGCGGCAACCGCGATTTGCTGCCTCACCGCCATGAGCAGCTCGGGCATCGCCAGCTGGTCGGTTGGATAGCCTACCACGATTGGCGTCACCGTGGCCCGGACCGCAACCGTCTCCCAGGCACGCTTGACGCCGCCGACGAATCGCTTCCACCACTGTTCTAGGCGTTCTAGCTCCGCCTGTGGCGGGTTGCCCTCTACCGAGAGCACCGTGCCGGGCATGGCGCCGCGCGCGAAGAAGTCCGACGCGAACGTGTTCATATTCCTGGCGATCCCACCCTCAGTGAGGATCGTCGACAGCCAACCCTTGCCCGGCCCTATCTCACTCGCCAGGTTTGGCGTCCATACCCACACCGCCTGATTCAGCGGCAACTCCTCTGGCTCGCCATTTACGCGCCGCTCGAAGCGCGTCAATCCCTTGCGCTTGTCGTATACAGGTTTGATTGACGGCGGGTATAGCCAGCGGTAGCCCTTCTCAAAGCCGAACGGATTGCGCCGCCGCAGCCAGTACGCCGCGCCGTATACCTGTAGCGCCGCCTCTGTCATCCACAGGATGTGAGGCATCAGGTCGGCATACTCCCAGTCGGTCTCTTCGGCAGCAGGCTCCTTGGCGTCCTCCTTGGGCTTATCCGTGGGCGGCACGGCCTTGGTAGGCATATCCCCCACGTAGTACTTCACCGGGATGCTAGACAGTGCGTTGCATCGTACCTCTACGCACCGACGCACCCACGACACGGCCTGATACGCGTCGTGCTCGGTGACAATCTCTTTGTCTTTGTGTTGGCCGCCCCACGCGTTCTGCCAGTCGTAGGCGGACATTGTGACGCTCTTGCCGCTCCGCTGTACCGTCGCTATCCAGTTATCCGGCATACTATCTATCACCCCACAACAGGAGCGGACCGCCGCCGGCTACCGCGTACCAGG